CCACGGAAATCACAAGCGTTACCGATACGGTTTCCTCCTTCTCGGAATAATCGCCACCGCTCCAGTCAACGCACAAGACGTTGGTGGAATCTCTGCAACCGCATCTCCAACTGCCACATCTTCTGGGTCGGTAAGCAATCAGGCTGTGCAGATCATGCAGGGCTCAGCAATCACCAACACCTATGGCGGCAACATTCAGTGCCAAGGTCCAACACTGACTGTCACGCCATATCTCAACCGCACTAAATCATGGGGGCTGCCTTATGAGTACAGCTATCCAGATCCGGTCTATGACCTTTCCGATCTGAACGACGATGGTCGGTTAGACAATCCAGGCGACGTGCTCTTCTTCAAAGACACGCGCACAGGGCAAAAAGATAACCACAACTGGAATCTGGGCCTGTCTGTTCAAGCAACCATCCCACTAGACCAAGGCTTACAACGTCGTTGCAAAGAGGCAGTCGATACGCAGCTTGCGATTCAGCAACAGGCTCTCGCTAACAAGCGACTTGACTTCGAGATCAGCCGACTAAAGCATTGCGGTGAGTTGATGATGAAGGGCATTCGTTTCGCCAAAGGCAGCCCTTACGAAAAAGTCTGTCGTGACGTGCGTGTTCACCGGCCCGTTCCACATACCCATTCTATCCCCGTAACGACCTCTGGAACTTCCTCCGCTCCCTGACGCTTTCTACCTTGACCTTCTTACCCAGTGCTTGTTGAAGTTTCTTCGCCAACTTCTTTATGGTCGGCCTAATCGCCTTGAGCAGCAGAGGAGTTGCCAAAGCTGCTGATACCGCAATCGCTGACGTTCCAGCAGTATTGACCGCTTGCGGAATAGTCGGAACTGCTTCGATGATGCGTTGAGGCAGTGTCTTTTCTTCGACCTGTGGTTTTGGAACTACTGGCGGTGTTTCTGATTTTGATTCTTCTCTTCTGGGGAGTTTGATTGGTGGTGGTTCTGCAGCTGGTGGCTCAGCAGGTCTTGGAGCGACAGGCTTAACAGGTTCCGGTTCAGCTTCAGGCTCCATCTCCATTGGATTGAAGTGAGGCAAATTGATGACTGGAACGCCAACATCCAACGTGACTGGTGGCGCTTGCGGTATTGCTACCTGTGGCAGATCGTGAACCACGTTAATCTCAGGCACGACGATCTCTCGGATCTCC